CCTTGCGCTTGCCCGGCCCAACGTAGTCGGGATCGCCCGGCTCATGGCCGTAGATATCCTTCGGGCGCTCTGCCTCTGCCACAACTTCTGCGGCTTCTTCGGCGGCTTCCTCGAAAGCCTCGATCTCCTCGTCGGCCTCTTCGCTTTCATCCATGTCGTATTCAGACTTGGCGAAAGTCACCGTCACTGTCGCTTCGTCTTCGACGACAGCGATCACATGGCGCTTTTCTATCGTGTCCATATTTCGGCCCTCATCTTCTCGATCCAGTTCTTCGCTCTTGCGATTAGCCCAGGCTTGGCCGGGGTCTCCACCCCAGAGTGCCCACGCGATACGGCCCGCCGAGGGGTAGCCCTCTTCGCCGGGGCTGAAGCCTTCGGCCTCTTTATCGACTTCGTGTCTTGCAAAGTAACTCACCATCCTTCGGACTGTTTCGGGCGAAAGATTCGTCCGATTCTTGATGTCACGCGCTCGGGCCACACCGACGGCTGTGCCGCCGCGCCCAAACTCTTCACGCCAAGCAAGTCCGCGCTCGGCCTCTGCTGCCATCGCCTCTGTAGGCTGTAAATCGACCGCCATTATTCCAACCTCAAGAACGATTCTGCGCTTGTTGTCAAGGTGAGTGCAACTACACGTACCGTGCCGTCGCTGCCCTTCACCTTGATGGTGAGCGTCGAATTGTCCGTGATCTCAAAAACCATATCGCCATTGCTGGCCGGAGTTGCACTCGCGCTAGGCTGATATGTCACCGCGCCAATGCTGCCGCCCGTAATCGCTACGGCGCTCGCATTCTGCGTTGACATCGTGCCGAGGCCCGAAACCGCAGTGTTAGCGATTGCGATATTCGTATTCGATGCGGCAGTCAGTCGGCCCTGCGCGTCTACCGTGAAGGTGCCGACCTGTGAGGCCGACCCATACGATGCCGCCGTCACTGTGGTATTGGCGAGCGCAATCGACCGATTCGCGGTCAGATCGCCGCCGCCGCTCAAGCCAGTGCCAGCCGAAATCGTGATGGCAGATGCCGCAGCGCCGAGGCTCGTCAGTGCAGCCCCCGCCGTCGTCGCGCCCGTACCGCCGTTAGCAACGGCCACCGTGCCGGTTACGTTAGCAGCCGTGCCGGTGGTGTTTTGGTTCAGAGTCGGGACGTCTGCCGCTTGGATAGCGGCCATCACGACATTGGTGCCATTGCCTCGCAGATACTGGCCGCTAGTTACAGCGCCAGCAAACGCATTCATCGCAGCCTGTGCGCTGGTCTGTCCGCTGCCGCCGTTCGCAATCGCTACCGTTCCGGTGACATTAGACGCCGTGCCGGTCGTATTCTGGTTCAGGGTCGGTACGTCACCGGCTTGGATAGCCGACATCACCACATTCGTGCCGTTGCCGCGCAGATACTGACCGCTCGTCACGGCACCGGCAAACGTATTCATCGCAGACTGCGCGGAGGTCTGCCCAGTGCCGCCGTTAGCGACAGCAAGGGTTCCGGCTAGGGTAATCGTCCCGGCCCCTGTAATCGGGCCTCCGCTCGTTGTAAGGCCGGTCGTGCCGCCGCTGACATCAACGCTTGTGACCGAGCCAACGCCGCCAGCGGGCACCCATTCAACATCCGTCCCGCCGACGTTGACTGCGAGCACCTTGCCCGCGTTGCTGGAGTACGACGGCAGAAGGTTAGTCCGCGCGCCCGATGCGCTCGATGCGCCCGTTCCGCCGTCGGTCACGGCAAGGTCGGTAATGCCCGAAATGGTGCCGCCGGTGATCGTGCCGCCGCTGATCGAAACGTTGTTGGCATTCTGGGTTGACATCGTGCCAAGCCCAGAAACCGCTGTGTTCGCAATCGAGATCGCGCTGTTTGCCGCCGCAGTCAGTCGGCCTTGAGCATCGACCGTAAAGGTCGCAACTGAACTGGCAGACCCATACGATCCGGCACTGACCGCAGTATCGGCGAGGCTGATCGTGCCTGTGGCCGTAATCGGCCCGCCTGTTAGACCTGTGCCGGTTGCAACACTCGTTACGGTGCCAACTTGCGGCGCAGCAATCGTAATAGTGCCCGCGCCGTTCGTAATCGTGATGCCAGCGCCAGCAGTAAGATTGGCATTTTTCCAGAGCGAGGTCGATGCGTCATAAATGATTAACTGCCCATTTGCGGGTGAGTTGATCTGTACGTCGTGGATTTCGTCCAGTTCGTACCCGTTTTGCACCTTGACGTAAATTTGGCCGTTGCCAGCGTTAGCACGCTCGACCACGCCAATATAAACCATATGATTCGGCGCTTTCGGCTTCGTCGCCGTCAAGGTTCCGGCACTTGCACCGAGGTACAGAATGTCGCCCTCGTTGTAAGCGCCTGTGTTCAGCCCATCAAGAACGCCCTGGCAAACAATGAACCCGGCTTGATTAGGGCCGATGCTTTCAGCCGCAAGACCAAATGTCGTTGCAGATGTAAGGTCTTGAAGATTGCTCGCTAACTTAACGCTCGCACGATTCCCGGTCGCTTGATAAAGATAGACCGGCTGGCCCTTGTTGATCGTGACCGATTCGGCGCTTTTAACGTATGCGTGAACTGTTTGTCCAATTACAGATATTGCATTTCCGCCAGGCAGTCCAAGTTCTAAACTTGCATTAGTCGTATCCCACACGAGCCTGCCAACCGCATTTGCTGCCGTTGTTGTCGTGTCAAAATCAATGTAATCGGGCGTGGCGATACCGCCGGTCAGCCCGTTCATCGAGGTGATGTCGCTGTTCGCGCCCTTCTTCGCCGCTTCCGGCCAGCCGGTGCGGACGATCACCTCGGTTTCGCTTTCCTCGATGATCACCGAGTTTAATTGCTCATCAACAACCATATTCGTTGATGAGTCGTTAACGATCAAATTCTGATTTGTTTCGTTAACGATCAGTCTCGTGCTCACCGAGTAACCTCCGCGTCAACGGTGAAACATCCTTGGATAAGGCGCGTTACCGTTCCGCCGCTAGAGACCACCTCAAGGTCATAGACGTATTCGCCCGCAGTCACCGCAGCCGTATCGGTCGCAGAGACCAAAAGCGTGATCGTGCCCGCAGCGCCGCCAAGTGTAATGCGGCTGTTCTCTGTGGTCAGAGATAGCAGCACGGTCGAAGAGTCAGCCGTCGCACGTACTTGCATTCGTGCAGTGTAACTCGTCAAGTTCACCGGATTGGCCGATGAATCCTGCCACGTCAGAATGCGTGTAAAAGTTGCGCCTTGATCGCAAACGATGTCGTAGTTAGCCGCCATTGTTCACCTCGGGCGGAATGGGTGACGTGCCGCCGGGCAATGTCACGCCAAAACTGGAAATGATCTCTTCCTCTGCTTGACGCTCGCGCATCACGTCTTCGATGTCCAGCCCACGCTCGGCCAGCGCCTGCGTGCGGGTCATCAGTCCGTTGTTGATGGCGACAATCTGCGCCTCGGCCTCATTGCGCGGGTCTACCCACTGCCAGCCGCGCGGCACCCACTGGGTCGCGCTGAACTTGACAAACTTACTTGCGGGCAGATTGACCACGCCAGCGTCGAGCGTCTGCCGCAGCCAGCGCAGATACACCGGCTGGCAGAAGTGCTCAATCACCCAATTCTGCACCATGCGCCAATGATCGCGCTCCTCGAGCAAGCCCTGCCGAATGCTTGAGTACGACACCGCCTCAAGGTCATTCGCCAGCGACGTATACGACACGCCGAGGCCCGATGCGATACCGCGTAGCATTGCCTTTTCAAAATCACGAAAAGCCGTGCTCGGGTGCTGCGGGTCATAAGACTTGAAATCGACGCCAGCGGGCAACTGCGCGAACTGTCCAGGCTGCACGTCCATCGACAGCGAGCCGTCGGTGTTGTTTCCATCGCCTTGGTATTCGTCGCCGCTTTCGCTGACGAAAAATCCCATCTTGCTGGCTGAGATACGCGCGGCGACAAGTTCCGCCTCCTCGTACCCGCCCAGCATCTTGAGGCGCGTCATCGCCGTTGCAGTCCACGGTGAGCCGCGATTCTGCCCGATACGATCCGGCCGGAATGCGTGAATCATCCGGTCAGCCGGTATGCGCTCGGTGCGCGGGTTCGTGCTGCCGATCTGGTAGTCATCGGGCGGACGCACGCGGACGTGGTAAGCAACCGGCCTACCCGCAGCGTCCACCTCGATGCCCATCCGAATCTGCCCGCCGTTGGCGAGAATCTCGTTCTTGTCCTGGTCGATCAGATCTGGGTCAATGAACTGCAACCGGAATCGGAACGGGTTTGCGTTGTCCTCCACAAAGAGCACAAAGCACTCGCCATCGCGCGCGACCGATTCGATGAATACGCGCTGCGCGTCAATCCACGACAGCCGACCATCGACCGTGCAGACGCCCGGCTGGCCCCATGCGTAGAATGCTGCCTCGAGTTGCTGGTTAGCAATCTGATCCAACGCGCCGGTTAACTCCCGCGCACGCACTTGCAGCGTGATTCCCTTCGGCCCGACTACGTTCGTCGAGACTAGGTTCAGATATCGCCGTGCATAGTCGTTATTCTGGCAAAGGTCGCGCGAGCGAGCGCGCATCGCTCGTAGAGCGTAGCGCAGATCGCTGTCGGCGGTCTTTGTTTGGGTCATCCAGTCGCTAAACAATCGGCCGGTGTTAGCGGCCTCGAATCCTCGCTTGCGAGAGGGCTTCGGCGTGCGCTTGAAAATGTCCAATATGCTCATGCCGAAAACCTCACGCGAATGGTGGCATTGGTGCCGAGACCCTTTCGAATCTGCTCGGCTCGCTGCTCGCGCACCACCTCACCCTTTAGCCGCTCGCGCTCAACGTAAAGATCAGCGCGATTCCAGCGCGAGAGCGACCGGCCCGCAATCGAGTAGGACGCGGCGGCAATGTTGGTCGGGTCTTTTAGATAGGTCTCGATGTTGTCGAGCGCGATCTGTGCAAATGAGCGCGGATCGACAGAATCCGTGCTGCGATTGGGCGCAATGTCGAAAACGCCACGATCCACCTCGACGCGGGCAGAGTCCGACGTGCGGGTGATGTATGCCACCCAGTGATACCGTCCCGGCTCGTAATCGTCGGTCGTGTTGGATACCACCTCGACCGTATACGCCGTTGTCGATCCTGTCGTGCTAATCGCAATACGCTCGCCGGTAATCTCGCGGCGCAGCACGTAAGACAGGCTGTAAGCCGATGACGGGTAATCCGTCACAAGATCAGTGCGCTTCCACGCCCACAGATCGCCGATCTGCAAGGAGGCAGGCTCGCGCGTGGGGTAGTTTGCGGAATCAAAAAGATTAGCCATATACCACCCCGCTCGACTTACTGCTTCGGCGCGTCATCTTTCGGCAGATGCGGCTCGACCTGTTCGCGCAATTTTAACCACAAGCCGTGCGCGTTGGAGGATGTCGGCAACTGGCCGAGCATATTGACGATTGCAACGGCCTCGGAAAGTTCGACCTTCAACTCGATCTCTTGCATTACTGCACCCACGGAAGCGGAGGATACACAATCGGCGGATTCTTCTGGTTCTCGATCTGCTGTGCGACAGCCGCCTCTGTGGCGTCCTTGTCTACACCGCTTGCCCAGATCCACCCGAGCACCTGGTCTTTGGTCAGATCGGCATACGGCGTAAACGATTCGCCCGACGGCTGGAAAGAGGCCGTGCTGTAGACCGATCCGCTGTAGTTGTCCTCGGAGCCATTGCACTGCCAATGCGCCGTGACGACGTAATCCGCGCCCTCTGCGGTTTGCGGGATGCAATTCAAAACGGAAATGTTCCATGTAATTACAGTAGACATTTATTTGCTCTCCAGTTGTGCGACACGCGCACGCAGCGATTGAATTTCCTTCACAAGCATTGGGACAAGTTTGCTGTAATCCACGCCCCAAGCACGTTCAACTTTTTCACCGTTATCTCCTGGAGTTACGGCTTCTGGAGCAACTTTATGTAAGTCTTGAGCA